AACTCCTCAATTATCTCAATGGAGTCTGAATAATAGATAACTTGGTTGTCGATATCTTGACGAATCCAATCATCAACCTCGTACTCTTCCGTTATATCCTCAGAGACTATCGCATCAATTATCTCTTCTCTTAAATCTGTTATATATCTGTTTATATTAAATCCCATTCTATTTATATTTATATTATTATTATACAATGATTATCCTTGCACAATGATTATCCTTGCACCTGTGTATGATTATCCTGTACTTCTCGAATGAATATCCTGTGTTTCTGAATATCCACATTATACTTCTGACAAATTAGTTTCAATAACTCTACTTTGTCGATGGCGTTAAATACTGCTGAGGTATTTGCCAAACTTGGTATGTTTACTTTAAATTGTTTCATTTACTATATTTTTAAGTTCTTCTATTTTCTCTTTGTCTTGTTTCTCTTTCTGTTTATACGCCACCTCAATTATATTAGGTAACCAGTCCACCAAAGTGTGAGGGTTAATCGTAATTGAGTTATACTCGTTGGATAAGCATACGCCATCATCATCTGCGTGGAGCGTAGTTATCTCATCTATATATATCCATTTATTTTCCATATTATACAAGTTTTCCATCTTTAGTAAATTCGTATTCGTTACATTGAATATCCTCAATGATACATTCATCGCTATAATAATAGTCGTAACTACTTTGCATACATTCTAAAATCCAATTACAATGTTCCTTAAATTTTTCTTTTGCGTCATCAAGTATTTTATTATCATTTTCTGTAAACTCGTATTCGCAATCATTTTCTTCAAAATATATTGTATCTTCTTTTATTGTGTAGTAAACTTCATTTTGCAAGTCAATAGGTATATTGAGCCAATCTAAAAAAGCCTCATCGTCTTTTATATTCATTCCTTCAGATATATTGATATATCCTCTATACAGGTCGTAATATACTTTTCGTGTATTCTCAATAATTAAGTCATCTATTCCTTTAGGATTAAGCAAATAGCAATCATCAATTATCCAATCTGATATATCGTGAAATTCGTATCTATCTTCCCTAAAATCCTCAATAACTTTTTCTTTTGCATCATCTGACAGCTCATCAAATGTATATACTTCTGTTTCAATTATTCTCATATTACATTCTTAATTTAATTTGTCCATATACAATGTTCGACAATCTTTCGGCATCGTGAACATCAAGGTCGTGCCCAAACTCATCATATACATATTGCATAGTATCTATATTTTCTATAATTGTGTCAGCACAATTCAACACTTTATCTCTAATGTTATGCACCTCTTTGGCTTCTCCTTCGCAGGTGTTTAGTTTTACTTTCATATTATTTATATTTAAAATTGTTATACTGCAAACATAAGTAGGTTATTTCATTTGAATGTTAAGGCAGTGTTAAGGAATTGTTAAATCCTATCTTCAATTTGAACAATAAATCCCCTGTCAATGTAATCATTAATGCAATCGTTTAGTCTCTCGTGATGAAACCAAGTCTCATTAATCATATTATGAGGACAACTAAAGTGGTATTTTCTTCCGTTTTTAATCTTCCTCAAGTGAACAACAGGTTTTTCAGTTTTCTCAATCATCTCATTCAATTTACTTGTAAGGATATTTTCAACCCTTGAATAATCTTTTTTCATTTTATTCTGTTTTAATTATTTCAATGAACTTTTGTACCTTATGTACAATACAAATGTACGAACCCAATGTTAACTGAATGTTAAGCTAATGTTAACAAATGGTTAAGTTTCATTTGAATCTCATTACAAACATAGACATAAATTTTTTTCCCAATGTTAAGCTAATGTTAAGAAATTGTTTTATATTTGTATTGGTTATTTAGTTAATCTTTTTCATTTATTGGTTTTAATTATAGGAATACCCTGTCGAAAGATAGGGTATTTTTTTTATACCTATTAAATTCACAGATATGAAACAAAACAATACAGGGGGTGTTAAATTCACAGGAGACTATTTTGATGAGGCGATAGAGTATGCGAAAGAAAAAGAAACGACCCCTATTGAATTCACAGAGACCCCTATTAAATTCACAAGGAAACAAACACCTGTTTACAGTGGAGTGCTTAATTATTTCCCTGATGCGATAAGAGAAGTAGCTCAATGTTCTTATATTGGAAATCAGCAACACAATCCAGATAAACCTCTGCACTGGGATAGAAGTAAATCTGGCGATGAATTAGATGCACTAACTCGCCACTTACTTGAGGCTGGTACAATAGATACAGATGGAGTGCGCCACTCAGCTAAAGTTGCGTGGAGAGCTCTTGCTAATCTACAGAAAGAGATAGAGAAGGATAAAAGCTCAAATTAGGGCGTTTAAATTCACAAAGGTATCTGGGTATCACTTGTGTGGAGAAGTGCTCTTAAACCCCAAAATGCAAGGCTTAAAACGCCTGTTATCACTTTATAACATACATACCTTTTGGAATACTTCGAGTAAGTAGGTATTGAATTGCGTATCTTGAGCCGTCAATACTATGATTCCAGTTATCCTGTGGAATACTACCCTTTAGCTTCCAAGCATAATTATTGAACTCCTTAATTGTATTGATAGATTCTTTATCTACAATAATATCGTAGTCTTGCATTAGAGCGATTCCAGTCAATATACTACCCTTCTTCTTTATCGTCGGCGTTATATTAAGTCCTTTAGTCTTCAGTTCACTTATCAGTCGAGGCTCACTGTTATCGCACACTATAAGCTGTTTTCCTGCGATTCTACGGCACATCTCGAATATGTTGGAGGTGGACATACCTGCTTTGTAGAAGTGCTCTCTAATCCATATTATTTTGCGTGTCTTGTCTATTGCAATCTCAGTTAATACTGAGGGGTCTGTGGAAAATCCGAAATCCAAGCCGAAGATTGTATCCTGATTGTTGTCGAACTCTCCAATGCGCCAGTGAGTAAAGATGACTCCTTCAGCTCTATCTAACCAGCCACCTAATATCTGGTGCTTATATTTATCAGGTCTTCTGGTTCTCATATCCTCTACTTGCGCCACAAATGATTCAGACAAGTGTTTCTTATTATCTAAGTATGTAGTGTGTACATAATTTACATTCTCCTTCTCTCCGTTGTGTCCATCAGGAATACCTCTATTCTGAAAGAACCTCTGATATATCCAGTGTTCTTTTGTAGTGGGGTTTAGAATTAAGATACATCTGTTCTGCGTACCCATCGCCCTTACAGAGTAATCTATCTTATCAAACGATTCTTCATCTGTAAGCTCCTCCGCCTCATCCAATACAAATGTAGTAACACCCTGAATGGACTTTAGCTTTGCAGTCTGGTCTCCACTGGCGGTTTTGATACCACTGAAGAATATACTGCTCCCTGTAAGATTGTTTATGATTTCAGTCTTTGTGACAGTAAAATTACCGCCAATACCCAAAAGGTCTAACTTCTCCAGAAACTCTGGTATAATCGACATACTTGCTGAAGTCATAGTATATCGAGTAAAAAGTATCTTATGCCCTTTTTCGTAAGTGAGTAATACTAAGAACGTATTTACTGCAAAAGACTTTCCGCTACCTCTCCCACCAGTACAGATATGGTATCTGGACAGAGACTCGAATAACGAATGATACTTTGGATTAAGAATAACATTCTTCATTGTTCATCCATAGGTAAAAGGCTACAGAACGAACACTGCTCCTCACATCTACTTCCATTTATATCTTGTTCAATACAATCGAACTCGTTTTCTTTTCTATTATTGAAGAATGGAGAATAACTATTCTTTATCTTTTTTGCCATCGTCTTGTATTTCAGCGTCAATATCAATAGTCTTCTCTGGGTCTAAGAATGAGATTACAGGAATGTTAACCTCCTGCTTCACATTCAAATCTTTTTGTTCTTTTGGCTTACCATACTTGTACTCCCATAACAGGCGTAAGTGTGGGAAGGAATCTTTACTCATATTGGCGAGTGCTTCCCACGCTTTCTTCTCACTACCAAAGGCACGTTTCATTGAACCAAGAGCGAAGTTCTTTATCTCCTCTTCTTTCGCTTTTGGCTTACGCCCTTGTCCTCTTGATATTCCTTTGACCGCTCCATTGTTTCTGCGCCCATCGGAATACTTGACGTGCTCTTCTTTTACAATAGTGGGTTGGTTTGTTTTTGGCTCTGGTTTCTTTGGAGTTGGTTTAGGTTTAGCTTTCGCCTCAGCTTCTTTACGTTTCTTCTCAGCTAACCATTTTTGAGTCTTAACGCTGATAACTCCCTGTTTCTTAAACTCTTGCTCGTCAGACATACACCATCTTTAATTAAAGTAACTACTTTTTGTCTTCGGTGTTTTCTTCTTTGGGTAGCTTATCAATTATCGCCTGAATCATCATATATAGATTAGAAGTAGCTTTTTCCAAATTAGCTATTCTTTGAGCCTGAGTCCATTTCTTCTGTTTCATCTCTTATTATTTAAGTCAACGTATAACGCTCTTTTGTTTGTTCTATGATATTGATAAGTATTCTGCCATTCAGGCATAGGGATAAACTTAATATCCTTATCT